TTTTGTACGGTTCCGTCGTACTCTGTATATTCATATTCGGGAGCGAAGCGACTTTTCCTTTTGAGAAAATCCGCGTCCTCATGCTCGATGAAAGGAACAGATTCGGCTTCTTTCTCCGCCATGGTGTATTTAATACCAAATTTGGCGAAAGTGGCCTGGATGTTAGTGTGGTTGTATTCTGGGAATGCCTTATTAACGCTCATCTTAGCGTCATCTCCATAAGTCATAAGAGCGACTGCCTCAGAAAAGGAGCCTTTGAAATTAGGATAAAGAATTCGGAAAACACAACGATGATACAAAGAGTTCACAATGGAGTTCACATATACTGTAAGATTTTGCCCAGAGGGATTAGAACCGTACAATTGAATGAGTTCCCCATTGAGACTCATAATGGGGTAAGCAATTTCAGTAAAGGCTCCCCTCATAATCTTCAGAGTGTCGTCGTCGAAGCCTGCAGATTTGGCAATATATTCAAAAATTTTCGCTGCCTGCAAGACCATGCGTGCGGACATGTTCTGGTCAAAGGCTGAAAAATCTCCGGCCACAATATTAGATGTCCCAAATTTGGTGATAAATTGGTTCAGTTCGTGCCAACCAGGACCTTCTGCGTTTACTCCCACTGCACATTCACTCTTCAGCGACGCACATGAAAGAAAGCGACAAGAAGTCAGAAAGAATTTTCGGATATTAAATTGAAGAGCCGCAGGAGAAGCTTGAAAGCATCTGACCTTCAACTTTGTCAGTTTAGTAGGTTCATCTTTGGTGCAAGTTTTGAAAATGTCGTACGATCTCTGGTTATCAAGCCATTTGGCCCGAGCCCTAGCTGCAATAGCCAAAGTTTCATCATCAAGAATGCGGGGACAAGTCAGAGTGTCATGTTCAACTACTGACAAAAAATGAGTTTTGGCTTTATTAATAGGCCAACCCATAGAAGTGGATGGTTTCATTTGGTCAACGAAACGGACACCGTCCAAACCAGATACGGTCTCAACGTCATCTAAGATACGCACTTCTGCCAAGAGGTCTTTACCAAATGGTGTTGATATAAGACTCTCGATTTCGGACATGTAATCTTCCGTCGCCCACTTGAGAACGTCAGCGGGAAATTCCTGATAAGCATCTCCAGCACCTGCAAGATATTTC